CGTGTCGGCGACCTGCTTGTCAAGCGTGTAGGTTTTTCCAGCAACGCCTCGACGGCCTTTGATAATGCAGCTTCTCTGCAAAAAAACTTTCACTTTTCTTTCAGACATTGTTTGACTCCTGCACCGGGACCATCACTGGCCCCGGTGTTTTTATCTAGTTATTAAACTGTGTCGTTGTTAAAGGCGAAGCTGACAGCGTGGCGCACTGCGACATCGCAGTCTTGCAGAGCAACGACGCGGTGAGCGCCAGCGGTCGAGAGACTCTTGTCATCGAGGTTAAGGTCAAGACCGCCCCACTGGCCGATGATCAAGTCGTTCCAGTTGCCGAAGAAAACGTCGCCAGAAGTGACGATGCTAGAGGCCATCGCCTTGTATCCGGCGACGGTATTGTTTTCCGACCAGACAAACTGCCCGCTGCCGGTGTCTTTGCTTTTACCCATCAGCGCGGCCATGGTGGCCGGATCGGTAACATAGCCAAGCTCGCCGGTCAGAGCGTTATCGACTGCAACTGCGCCGAGCATGGCGAGGACTTCCAGCCAGGTCGGGGTCGCCGCTGCGAACGCGGTCGGGGCGTTGATGCCGCTGGTCTGGCTGATGCCGGTCGGCTGGCCGCTTGAGCCGGTGCCGTAAAGGGCTTTTTTGTCAATCTCGACGGCGAGGTTTTTCGCCAGGTCTTCCATGATCAGCATCTCTACATCAGGGCTTGACTGCAGCAGCAGCTTGCGGCTGATATCGACATAAGCGCCGACGGTTTTCGGGGCCATGGTCACCTGGCCGAAGGTTGGCGCTCCCTCGGTCGGGGCGTTGCCTTCGGTGACCCAATAGGCAGCGGTCCCAGCGGTCAGCGACGGGATTGCAACGTCTCCAACCAGGCCGGTCAGAGTGCGGGCACCCATGGCCGACGTGATCAGCTGGCTGCGCAGAACGTCGATAAAAGACTCGCCAAGGTGGTCGGTCGGCTTGAGATTGCCGCCAGCGCTTGCGGTGCCGACAGTCAAATCACGTTTTGCCGACAACACATCGAACGGAACAAACATGCCGTTAGGGCTGCGACCCATTTTTTCCTGGGCGGCATCGCTGCACTCAAATTCAAAAGCGGCCGCCTCGCGTGCCTTGCGGTCGTTCGGGTTGGCCAGGGCGTTGATGGCGCGGAGGAAACTGTAACTTTCCACCTCGGTGCTGGTCATGCCGATTTCTGGCGTTTCTTCAACTTTGCGAGCGTTGGCGACGTTTTCCAGCAGGTCGGCAACAAAGTCTTCGAGCTTGCTGCCAGCGCGCACATGCTTGGTAGCCAGGGCGTGGGCGTCGTGTTTTTCGGCCAAGTCGAGGATCTTTTCGACATCGGCGGCGATATCGCGCTGCTGGTCGTTCACTTCGATTTTTTCAGACATTTTTTTCTCCTGTAAAATTTGTTCTGCCGGTTCTTCGTTGGTGTCGTCCGGCTGGTGAGTTTCTTCTTTTCGTTCTATGGTGACGATGCCGTCGAAGGCGCGGCCGACGCCGACGGTCGTATCTGCCGGAATCGAAACGCTGCTAATTTCGTAGGGCCGCCACTTGAACCGATACACCGGCTGGCCCTCTCGCTCGCCATCTTCCTGACCATCGAACGGCTCATAAGCAAAGGACACGTTGGGACGGATTCCGTCGCGCACATCGGTCAAGACTTCCTGGGCTTGTGGGTTTTTGCTAAAACGCACAACGGCCCGGCCTTTCCGATCTGCACCGATGTCGACCGACTCAACGACGCCGATCTGCTGGTTCGGGTCGTGGTCTTTCAATAGCGGGGCCTTGCGGAGTAAGCGGGTTAAATCGACGCTGTCTGGCTGATGATCTAGAACCTCATAAACAACTTCGCCGCGATAAAATCGCAAAACCGGTTCTTCGCTGGAAAACGACAGGCTTACGCTGTTGTCTTCGGCGATGTCTTCCTTGCGGATCTCGACGGAGCGAAAGAGCATTTCTTCTTTTTTCATTGCTGGACCTCTTGCGTTAAGAGCTTGTACTTCTTCATAACTTCACGGTCGGCGGCGGCTTGCTGGCAAACCTCGTCGAAATCGAGGCCCATTTCTGCGGCGACGATGCTCGGCGCGGTCAGGCCGGCGGCAAGGCGCTTTTCGATGCCGACGGCGTCCTTTGTCGGGTCGATCCAAGACCAGCCGCGCGGCTGCCAACGAATGCGGGTCATTTTGCTGTAGGCATCGCTGTTGAGGATGCGGCCGACATTTAATTGCAACCAGGTGATATAGAGCGGCTCCAGGAAACGATCGATGACCAAGCGCTGCAGGGTGCGAAAATAATCGCGGTCGTCTAGGGCAAACTGGCGCAAGGTGGCATAGCTGGTGCTTTCCGGATCGCTGGCCAGCGCGTTGAAACTGATATTCAAGCCGCTGGCGAGAGACTTCTGGCAACTCTTCTTAAACTCTGCGACCATGGCGTCTGGGTATTTGATGTCAAACTTTTTAAAGTCGACCCCAGGAGGCAACCGCCGCATATTACCGGCGCTCAGTTCCATGATCAGATCACCGTCGCTGTTGCTGCCATCCATTCCAAGGCCACCATCGGCATCGAGGTGACTGGTAAAAAATCCAGGATTCGCGGCACCCATTCGGGCGGCGACGATGGCAGCCTCGTCGAAACTGTCGAGGTGGTGCATCTGCAGCAGGGCCGACGACATCCAGGAAAAACCCCGGCTCTGGTTAGCAAACTCTTGCCGGTAGATGTGCAATATTTCGCTGGCCGAAACGCGCTGGCGCTTTTTGCGCGGGCTGCTGGAATCGGTCAACCAATAGGCAACGGGTAGTCCGGCCTTGTTTTGCTCGACACCCATGCGCACCTTGTTGCCATTTTTAAGGGTTTCGTTGTGCTGCTCGTCGAGCAGATCGACATCGAGGAACTGCACGGCCAGGCGGTGCGCGTTTTGAAATTTCTGATGCACGCGGACCAGGACCTCGCCATCACGCGCCAGGCTGCTGATCAGCATGGCTTGCATTTCGATCAGTGACATGCGGCCGGAAAAATCGCAATGATAGGCCCTGGAAAAGTCGGCCCACTCAAGTTCTATTTTTTCGTTGGCAGCCATGTCTGGCTGGCTGTTGCGGTTCAAGGCCCGGCACTGCAGGCGGACGCCCTTGTCGCCGACCACCTGGGTGCGCAAAATGTCGAGATACTTACGGGCATAACTATTGTTTTTTGCCGCGTTTCGCGCCCTGGTGCGCAACGCTTTGCCGCCCTGTTCGATATCCTTGTCGATCGCAACAGCTTGAGACTGCCAACGCGAGAGCAGATCGCTATACTGCGCGGCAGCGAATTTGCGTTGTTTTTCTGCGACCTTTTCGGCTTTTGTTTTCCGGCTAAATGGCCACATTAATCGAGCATCCTCACCTGTATGCGGCTACCGGTATGCAGCCCTTTGTTGAGTTTTTCCGCGTCTTCTTCCTGCCGCAAAAGGTTGCGGAAACGGCTTTCAAGCGCGAGCAGGTCGGCGGTGCTTTTTGTCTCCAGGCTGTCGCCGTCGATCACAACTTTAAGCTGAGAATTTGAAGCTTCGCCGAGAATGGTGGCATTGATGGCGTCGTAGATCTGTTTAACGGTGCTGCGGGTGTCGGCGCTTGATGTGGTCGGGTCGGGGTAGATGTTCAGCTGTCCGCGTTCCAGGGTGGTGCGCTCGCTGGTCGCTGCTTCGATAACGTAGCTGGCCCAACGGTAAACGCCAGAAGTATAGCCGGCCGATGTCGCCGCGCTGATGGTGATAGCGTGGTCGGTTCCATCTGCTGAGGCGTCGACCGTGATCGGCGTGCCTCCAGAGATCGGTGTCAGTGCATAATGCAGCGCAAACGCATCAGCCGGGTAATCTGACAGAGACTTCGACCAGCGGATGGTGTCGCCGGCGGTAATCTCTGTTGGTTCTGTGCTGGGGATTTCGCTCATGTTGCCGAGCATGAACGAAAAAAGGCGAGATAAACACCCGCCTTTTCCTGCTTTTACCTAGAATAGCGACAAAAAACCTAACCTGCGATATCGATAAAGTTCTCTTTTTTACTTTCCATGTCGGCAATACTTTTCACGTCGACCATAACCCCCCGGCATCCTGTCTTCCCTTCCGGATGCCATGCTTTTAGAAATCCTTTGCTCAATAAATCGTAAATACGATCTGACGACATATCCCAGCGCTTTGCCAATGTTGAAATACGGAGAAATCGCTTATTTTTTAAATCATCCACTGGCAACTCCATCAGGTTTTATGGCCGCTGAACATACCGCTGCTGGCTGGCTGCTGCCGGCGGCTTTCGAGAGCCTGCTGCATTGGCGTTTTGACAACTTTTTTAACCTCACCTTCGATAGCCGGTTTCTTCGGCAATCTTAATTTCAAAATCTCGCGCAACACCAGGGCGTAGACGGTGCAGTCCCAATAATCGATGCGCTGCTTTTTGTCGTGTTTCCAGTCGCCGGCTTCGTCCTTTTTTTCTCCGGTGTAATGTTTGGCAAAGGCGTCGTCGATATCGGCATGGAAACTGATAGCGCCGGGATCGTCAGGCTCGACACCGAGGCGGCGTTCCAATTCATCTTTAAACAGGTCGACGCGCACGTTTGCCCGCTTGAGTCCGCCGGCAATTCGCTTGTTTGTACCTGGGTAGGTTTCCATATTCTTGTAGCTGATAAGATCGCCGGTGCGGCCGGCGACACCTTTTAGCGGCACCATGCCCCGGTGACGGCTGCACCACTCGTAAACCTCGACCGTGCGGCTGTGCTTCTGCCAGCTAGCCTTGGTGCCGCCGGAGTCGATCAGGCCGGAGCTGAAGCGATGCTCGGTGTTTTCGTGGTCCAGGTAGACGCTGCCGAGCATGCCCTTCAGGTCGTCGAAGGTTTCGACGATGCCATGGCTGACCATGTGCATTTTGACTTCTGGCGCGTAGCCGTACGCCCAAACCTGATAGTAAAAGCTGCTCTGTTGGGTATCGACCAGCAGGGCAAGCCGCACGGTGTCTGGTGGTACCAGGTTGCGCGGCAATTCGCTTCGGAATTTGAAGATGTGATCAACATCGACGGTGCCCTTGGCTTCGTAGACGTAATCTTCTGCCATGTAACCGTTTGACCAGGCGCTTTTTGCCCGCATATCAGGTTGTTGTGCTTTAAGCCAGGCCGCACCGATCTCGGCCAGGGGGATTTGTGGCAGGACCAGGGCGGTCATGTGGAAGCCGACGGTGGCTGGGTGGCTGTTGTCGGCCCCCTTGATGCACTCCCATCGGCCGCTGTTGTAAGCGGATCGGCGTTTGGCTTCGTCCCATTCGCAACCGCAGGCGGGGCAGGCGATGTCGCAGCCGTCGCGCTCGACCTGTTGGATGCTGGCATCTTCGGGAATGACCAAGTGTTGTCCTTCGGGGTTGACCAGATCGTCGCAATCGGGGCAGCGCAGCTGATACTGCCAGACCTGGTGTGCTTCGGTCGCGCCGCGATAGATGTACTTTCCAGCCGGGGTGCTGGCGAAAACATATTTTGATCGATGCCGGTCGTCGCGGGCACGTTTTTTAAACAGGGTGATCGGGTCGGTGCCTTCAGAGGTGCGGTCTGGAAATTTGTCGCACTCGTCGGCGATGTTGACGCGGCCAAAGTAGGACGCAATCGACGCGGGGCTGTTGGCCCAGGCCGGAAATAGGCGGATGCCGTGGTTAAAGCGGATCATCCCCCTGGTGGTGTCGTCGGCGTAGCCGGTGAGATATTTGTGCAGGCGTCCGTTGCGACCGTGATCGTCTTTGGCTTTGATCACCGGGATAATCCGCTCGCCAACCGCGCGGCGGGCGTCTGATTCGGTCGGCATGAGCCAGAAAATGTTACCGCTGTTGGCTCCCTGGTCGATGGCCCAGCAGACGGTGTTGAGCAGCAGCTGGGTTTTACCGGCGCGCTCCGGTGCGCAGATCCAGACCTCGCGCACATAAGGCAGGCCGATGGTGTCCATGGGCTTGATCAGGTGTGGCACCAGGTCGTTACGCCACGGGCCGGGGTTGCTGTCTATCTCGGTCACGCGGCGGTAACGCTCCGCCCAGGTGGACACGCTGACCTTCTCCGGCGTGAAGCCGAATATCTCCTCCAGCTCCTTGTAGACGGCGA